ATAGATTTATAATATTTTCATGCCTGTAGAACGGCTAAGCAGAGGTTTCAAAGATATTAGTTTTTCATTTCAGACTAATCCTCTGAATGATGACTTGATTACTATCAAGAATGAGACTGCTATTGCTCGTTCAGTCAGAAATCTTGTCTTTACTCTTCCTGGAGAAAGATTTTTTAATGAAAATCTTGGATCAAAGGTCTCAAGAGTATTATTTGAAAATATTGATGAGATTTCTGCTTCAATTATACAGGATGAAATCACTAATACAATTAATAACTATGAACCAAGAGTTGATTTGATTTCTGTTGATGTTTCTCCAAACTTCGACAATAATGAATTTAACGTAACTATTAATTACTACATTGTTGGAATTGACGTATTACCCCAACAATTATCATTTGCATTACAGCCAACACGATAATGGCATTAGTAAATTTCACAAATCTCGACTTCGATCAAATTAAGACTTCGATTAAGGACTACCTTAGATCGAATTCGAATTTTACTGACTACGATTTTGAAGGATCGACGCTATCCACACTGATAGATGTTTTATCTTATAACACCTATATTACATCATATAATGCAAATATGATTAGTAATGAGGTGTTTATTGATAGTGCTACTCTAAGAGAGAATGTAGTATCTTTAGCAAGAAACATTGGATATGTTCCTCGTTCAAAAACTTCATCAAGAGCAAATATATCTTTCTTTGTAGATACAACTGATTTTACAACAAGACCTATAACTCTGACTCTCAAAAAAGGCACTGTATGTACAAGCAGTGGTATTTTTGGTGGTCAGAATTACACTTTTACAATCCCTGAAGATATTACAAGACCTGTCATAAATGGAATATCAACTTTTGAAAATGTTTCCATCTATGAAGGAACTTTCTTAGTAAATACTTTCACTGTCGATTCTAATAATCCAAATCAAAAGTTTATTTTAGATAACTCTGATATCGATACCCAGTCAATATCAGTTTTGGTAAGAAACACTCAATCAAGCACAGTAACTCGTAAGTTTTCTTTATCAAACAGTCTTCTTGATGTTGATTCAACTTCAAGAGTTTTCTTCATTCAAGAGATTGAAGATCAAAGATATGAACTTATTTTTGGTGATGGAGTATTTGGTGTTAAACTTGATAATCAGAACTTTATTGAAGTATCATATGTAACTACAAATGGTGAAGATGGAAATGGAGTTTCATCTTTTAATTTTAATGGAAGAATAGTTGATAATAACAACAGAGTTGTTAATGCGGGAATTTCTCTTTTAACAACTAATACAGAATCTAGAGGTGGTCAAAATCTAGAGACAATAGATTCTATTAAGAAGTATGCTCCAAGAATATACTCGTCTCAAAATAGAGCTGTAACTGCAACAGACTATGAAACTATTATTCCTACAATTTACCCAGAAACTGAATCTGTATCTGTTTTTGGTGGGGAAGATTTGAGTCCTCCTAGATTTGGAAAAGTTTTTATCTCTATCAAACCAATAAATGGTACATTTGTTTCAAGTCAAATCAAAGATAATATTAAGAATAGTTTAAGAAAATACAGTGTTGCTGGTATTGTTCCCGAAATTTTAGATCTGAAATATTTGTATGTTGAATTCAATTCTTCAGTATATTACAATACTAATTCTGCTCCAAGTGCAGACTTTCTCCAATCAATAATATTGAATAACATAAACAAGTATTCAGAATCATCTGAATTGAACAAGTATGGGGCAAGGTTCAAGTATAGTAAGTTCTTGAAATTAATTGATGATAGTAATAGTGCGATAACTTCTAACATAACAAATATTATTATAAGAAGAGATCTAAAACCTTCTTTGAATCAGTTTGCTGATTATGAAATATGTTATGGAAATGCTTTTCATATCAACAAAATGAGTGGATATAATATTAAGTCATCTGGATTTACTGTAAGCTCTGTTAACGGAACTGTTTACTTATCGGACACTCCAAATCCTGATGGTAAAACTGGTACGATATTCTTCTTCACTGCAACTTCATCAAATAACCCAACAGTTGTTAGAAGAAATGTTGGTAGAATTGATTATGAAAGAGGAGAAATTATATTAAATCCTGTTAATATAACATCCACTTTAAAAAATGTTGGAGGAGAACCAATTATCGAAATTTCAGCTTCACCACAGTCAAATGATGTGATTGGACTACAAGATCTTTATCTTCAATTGGACCCATCTTCTAGTGTGTTAAATATGGTATCAGATGAAATATCTTCAGGTTCTGATATCTCTGGAACATCATATACAGTAACTTCAAGTTATTCAAACGGAGACCTCGTAAGAAAATAATAAAATGACAGAAACAAGAATCAAAATCAGTTCAGTTGTAGAAAATCAACTTCCAGAGTTTGTAAGGGAAGAATTCCCTTTAGTTTCTGAGTTTTTAAAACAATATTATCTTTCCCTTGAAAGTCAAGGGTCTGCATACGATTTAATCAGTAATCTAGATCAGTATGTAAAAGTTGATACTTTATCCAACTTAGTCGAATCAACAACTCTATTAACAGATGTATCTTTTTTTGATACAACTATTAATGTATCTTCTACTGCTAGATTCCCAGATTCCTACGGCCTCATTTTAATTGATTCTGAAATCATAACTTATACGAGCAAAACTGAAACTTCTTTTATTGGATGTATTAGAGGATTTAGTGGGACAACATCTTTAGATAATTCACCAAATACTGATGAATTAGTATTTTCAGAATCTTCTGTAGAAAGACATTCTGAATCTTCAGTTGTAAAAAATCTCAGCATTCTTTTTCTTCAGAAATTTTTTACAAAATTAAAAACTCAAGTAACTCCAGGATTTGAAGATAGAAGTCTTTTTTCTGGATTAAATGATAATGTCTTTATCAAACAGTCAATTGATTTTTATTCTTCAAAGGGAACTGAAGGATCTTTTGAGATTTTATTCAGAGCTCTTTATGGGCAAGATGTTACTGTTATTCGTCCACAGGATTACTTAATCCAACCATCTGACGCTCAGTATACAATAACTAAAGACTTGGTTGTAGAGTCTGTTGAAGGTAATATCAACGAGTTGGTAAATAGAACCATTTATCAGGATGAAAATTCTTTTTTACCTAAATCAAGAGGAACTGTAACTCAGGTAGAAAGAATCCAAAGGTCTGATAAAGAATATTATGTTTTAAGTCTGGATATAGGATATCAAAGAGATATTGATGTTGATGGAACAATATTTGGAGAATTCTCTATTCATCCAAAAACTAAACTGATAACTGATATTACAGATACAGATTCTAGCGTTGGCGGATTTTCTCCAAACCTAACCTCTCTTGATGTTGATTCAACCGTTGGATTCCCACAGTCAGGAGAATTGGTCGCAGATCTGCAAAATGGATCTCAGATCATAATATCATATACTGATAAGACGCTAACCCAGTTTTTAAATTGTTCAGGAATTACTCAAGAAATTCCCAAAGGAACTGAAATCAAGTCAAATGTTTTTTCTTATGGATATGGAGATTCTGATCGAGTTATAAAGTTTAGAGTTACTGGAGTATTATCAGATTTAGAATTACGAGAAGATACTACTCTTTTCTCAGTTGGAGATCCAGTAAGAATAAAAACTCTTGGAAATAATATAACTGATTATAAGTTTAACAACTGGTTCTTTAATGTATCAACTCATTATGTAACAAAATCTGTAGAGTTGATTGATTCTTCAAATAATATATACTCTATCAATTTTTACGATGAGCATTCTTTTGTTATTGGAGATAGAATTTCAGTTCTTCCTTCTTTTGGAAGGCCAGGGACAGAAGTTTTTGGTGTAGTTGTTTCATATAGAAACTCTAAGTCAATTACTGTTTCTGGTCAAGGACTTTTAGGTGAAAATCAAACTTATGATGTAAGAAAAATTCTATCTAGATTTGATTCTTTAAACGATCCTTTTTTAAATACATATACAACTAATGTTCAGAATGTCTATTCTGATGATCAAGAGAACTTATATGTCACTTCACCATCTTTACCCACTTATCTCAACCAAAAGATAAACGTAAATAATAGATCTGTAGTTTTCTCAGGAACATTCAGTGGAACAGATTTAAATATTGGAAAACATCCATTTTACAGTGGTGATGCTGTTTTTTACTTTGGAGTTACAGACAATAATCTTGGAATAGATAATGGATTTTATTTTGTAAGAAGAATAGATGAGAATACTATTCAACTTGCAAGAAGTAGAGATAATCTTTATGCAAATAAACCTATTACTGTATCGGGAACAGTAACTAACAATTCTTTAGAATTTTCATCTTTAAGTTTAAAGACATTAGAACCTCAGAAATTAATTAGAAAAGTATCAGAACCAATTGATGATGAAAGTAAAATTGATACTTTACCTGGTTCTACTGGAATTTTGGTAAATGGTGTTGAAATATTAAATTATAAGTCAAATGATAGTATTTTTTATGGTCCAATAGAAAATATAACTGTAACTTCTCCTGGATCCGAGTATGATATTATCAATCCACCAATTTTAAGAATTTCAGATCTTGTAGGTTCTGGTGCAACTGCATATTGCAATGTAAAAGGTGGATTGGAAAGAATCGATATCATCGATGGTGGTTTTGATTATTTAGAAGAACCTGTCATTAAAATTTCTGGAGGAAATGGGAATTTATCATCTGCAAAAGCAAATCTAGTAGCATTTAATCACTCCGTCAGATTTAACGCTTCTACTAATTCTGGAGCAATTGATGATAATGCCGATGAAATATCATTTATAGAAGACCATAAATTTAGAGATTATGAACAGGTAATTTATGATCCTCAGGGAGAAACTGTAGTTGGTGGACTATCTACAAACTCCCCGTACTTCGTTTCTGTTTTAGATTCTAAACGTGTAAAATTACACTCAACTTACTCTGATAGTATTTTGGGTATAAACACCGTCGCAATCTCAAATAACGGTAATGGTATTCAGAGATTTAAATCCATCAATAAAAAGAAAAAAATTGGATCAATTTCAGTAATAAATTCTGGAATCAATTACGAAAATAAAAAAAGAACTTCTGGAATATCTGGAATTAATACTGCATCAAATATAATCAGTATTGAGAATCACGGATATAAGAGTGGGGAAATATTAACCTATGATTTCACAGAAAATCCCGTAGTTGGACTATCATCAACTTCAACTTATTATGTAACAAAAGTTGATGATAATAATTTTAAACTTTCTTTAGTTGGAACTTCCACAACCTTACCAAAAAATATCAACTATGTAATTGAGAATTATGTAGATTTGGTTAGCTTTGGTAGTGGTACTCATATTTTTAATTATGAACCAATAACTGTATCAGTATCTGGAAGAATTGGAGTTTCTACTTTAACCGGACAAGATTTTAATGCTACTCTTCAACCAATTTTTAGAGGAAGTATTGAAAGTGTTCATGTTCAAAGTGGAGGTGATAATTTCGGAAGTGATGAGATCTTAAATTATAATAGACAACCAGATTTTCTTCTATTAAGGGGAGAGGGAGCTCAAATAACTCCAGTAATTAATAATGGATCTATTGTTGATGTTATTATCAACAATCCAGGAATCAACTATAATTCACCACCAACAATAGTTGTTAATGGAAGTGGTTCTGGAGCCGTATTAGTTCCTGTAATTTCAGAAGGATCTATTTTATCCGTAAATATAGTGTTTGGTGGTCTAGGATATCTAAGTTCGGACACCAGTATTGATGTAATACCTGCAGGATCTTCTGCTAAATTTGAATCCAATACTAAATCTTGGAAAATCAATCTATTTGAAAGATTTATTCAAACAAATCAAATTACCGAAGATGATGGAATTATTGAAAATAGCCTTTCTGGTTTTGGAGTACAATATTTTCACTTATATTCTCCAAGAAAATTAAGATCTTCAGTTCTTGGATCAAGATTTAGAGATGGTCAAATTTTCTATCAACCAGATTTGCAAATAGTAAATGGCAAAGAAGTAATTTCTAATGCACACTCCCCTATTATTGGATGGGCTTACGATGGAAATCCAATCTATGGTCCATATGGATTTACTTCCATAACCGGAGGTGCTGTAAGATCTATGGTTTCGGGTTATCAGTTAAAACTGAAGCCAAATAGACCCAGTACATCTTTATATCCAGCTGGATTCTTTATTGAGGACTACGAATTTTTTGGAAGTGGAGATCTGGATGAACATAATGGAAGATTCTGTGTAACTCCAGAATATCCAGGTGGTGTTTATGCTTACTTTACCACTATAAGTGATGGCCAGGTAGATTCTGTTGGTCCTTTTGAAAATTACAAATCACCAGTATTCCCATACTTTGTCGGAAATACTTACAAGTCCAAACCAGAAAGCTTTAATTTCTCAAAATCATCAAATCAATCAAATATTAATATAAATGAAGTTAATTGGATTCGTAATACTACCCCATATAACATAACAAAATCTAATAGTGGATATAAGTTCTTAGATAATCCCAACAAAATAAAAGAACAAATATCTCACGTAAAATCTGTAACGAAGGGAACTATAAGTTCTGTTGGAATATTAACTGGTGGTCTAAATTACCAGGTAAATGATAAGATTATTTTTGATGAAGTTGATCTTTCTTCTAAAAAGCCAGTATCAAATGTATCGTTGATTAAAGGGAAGGAAGTATCTTCTATTGGCGCAACAATTACCGAATTATCCAATTTGGAGTTTTACCCAACTTCATCAAATGGAACTAAGTATGTTGCATTTTCAACTTCTCCACACAATCTTACTAATAGAGATTTTGTAACTTTCTCATCAGATTTTGAAAATTCACAAACATCTGTATTGTCTAATAGTATTAATCAACTTGTCGTATCTACAGGTATAGGATCTGTAAGTTATACTGGATTGGTCACTTACTTTAATGTAGTAGGTAATCTTGCAGAACCCTTCATAAAAGAAAATGACATCTATCAGGTATTAAATGAAAAGATAAAGGTATTAAATATTGATCCTAAATCCTCCAGAATAAGAGTACTTAGAAATATTGAAGGTATAAGTGGAATACAAACTTATTCTGTAGGTATTGCTATAACTGAGGTAACTAGGAAATTCTATATCAGTTTAGATATTAATAATCAGTATGATTACAAATTAAATACGGAATATTATTTCAATCCAGTAGAATCTCTTGGAATAGGAAATTCATCTGGTTCTGGAATAACTACTACTCTGTTGTTCTCAAACCCTGGAGTTGGTGCGACACAACTTTCTATACCAACTAGATCAATTTATATCCCCAATCATCAATTAAATTCTGGGGATGAATTAATTTATTCTTCTAATGGTGGAAATCAGATATCAATTTCAACTGATGGAGTTTCATCTTATCAACTTTCAGAAAATTCTATCGTTTATGCAACTAAGTTTACTTCTGATTTGATAGGAATAAGTTCATATCGAGTAGGGTTGGGAACTACTGGATATTATGCTGGCATTTCAACTTCATCAGATCTTTTATATTTGACTAATGTCGGAACTGGAGATACTCACAGTTTTACAACAAATTATCAGAATATTTTACTTGGGAATATTTCAAAAAACACAGTAACTGTTTCTACTTCATCAACACATGGACTTGCATTGAATGATCAAATCAACTTAACGGTTATCTCTGGGATTTCCACACAAGTTTCAATATCATACAATGACCATAATAGAAGAGTTATTATCAATAAATTAGATTTTTCTTCTTTAGATGTAAATACTGCTAGAAATACAATTACCATACCAAATCATGGTTTGTATACTAGTCAAAAGGTAATTTACACTTCAACTTCACCTTCTGGTGGATTATCAAATGAGTCAATTTATTATGTGATAGTTGTAGACGAGAATACTATAAAATTGTCTGATAGTTTCTACTATTCTTCGAGAATAGAAAGAAATGAGGTAGATATTACTTCAGCTTCTTCTGGATCTATTTCTCCAGTAAATCCACTAATAGATCTTACAAATAAAAACACATTAATCTTTGATGTTTCTAGTCCAACACTTTCATTTACGAATAACGGAGTTCTTTATTCTGCTTTTAATTTAAATTTCTACTCTGATTCGGAACTTAGACATCAATTTGATTTTACAAACACAAATAGTGTTGAAGTTCAAAGAAATGGAAAGATTGGTATTGATCCAAATGCAACCGTTGTATTGAGATTAAACGATTCTACTCCAAGAAAACTTTACTACAGATTAACACCAACAAATTTAAGTGTAGTTCCTTCTGTAAAAAGAGAAATTATAGTTGATAATGAAGTCCTTGAAAACAACAGTATAAATGTTATTCCTAGTTTGTATAATGGTTCTTTCAATATCACAGGAATTACTTCAGACACTTTCTCATATTTACTAACAGAAAAACCAGAGAGAGACAGTTACGACTCAACAAATTCTAGCATATCATATATTACAGACTCAATAAGTGCTTATGGGGAAATCTCATCTATAGGTGTAAATTTTGCTGGACTCAATCTACCTAAGATTCCAAAAATCAATAGAGTTGTTTCGGACTTTGGATCTGGTGAAATTTTAGAAGTATCTACAAATAATATTGGAAAAGTTTTAAAAACAAGTATAGATGATATTGGATTTAATTATTCTAGTGATTACTCATTAAGACCTACATCAAAATTACCAGATGTATTGAAGATTATTCCACAATCATCAATCAAATCTATTGGAGTATCTTCTGTTGGAAGAGATTATTCAGTAGCTCCTGATTTAATTCTTATAGATGGTCTAACAAATAATGTAGTAACTGATATTGATCTCAGATATAATATTGAGGATAGAACTGTTGATGTTCTTAAGAATACAAAGTCAATCAACAATGTAACACCGACTATTATTCCAGTAAATAATAGTAACGGTATCAGTATTAGTTCAATCCAATTTATCCCATCTTCAAAAGATGTTGTTGTTACTTTAGGATCTAGTTTTAGTGATCCTGAAGATTTCCCATTTAACATTGGTGATAAAGTTCTTGTAGAAAATACCAGTGTTGGTATTGCAACAACTGCAAGAGGTTATAACTCTTCTAATTATAACTATACTCTATTCACAATAGTCAATACTGATCCTAACATTGGTGGTGTTGGATCTACAGTATCATACAACTTATCAAATTATTTGATTGATGGAGAAGTTCCTGGAAATTTCAATCCAGTAATTTCTTCAGGAAGAATTATACCACAAAAACATTTCCCAACATTTGAAATTTCTTTAGAAAAGAACACTTTCAATAAAGGTGAAGAAGTATTTGCAAATGACGCTGTTGGAATTGTTGTGGATTGGAATGAAATTACTGAAACCTTAAAAGTTTCAACTTCTGACACCTTTACTTCTGGAAATGTAGTCACTGGTAGAACTTCCACTTCTAGAGGATTTATTTCAAATGTAGTTGAGACTAAATCAACTTATATTGTTGGATCAGGATCTACAGTAGTAAAGGGTTGGAAAAAGGAAACAGGTTTCTTAGATAATCAATTCCAAAGAGTTGCTGATAATGACTACTATCAATATTTCTCATATTCTCTCAGATCTCAAATTTCTTTTGACACTTGGGAAAATCCCGTAAATAATCTCAATCACACTGCAGGATTTAAGAAATTTAGTGATTTAGTCATAGAATCTTCTCCTACCATATCTGGTATTAACACAGATCAAAATTTTGGAGATGTTACTGGTATAGCTGACTTCTCCACATTTATTGACTTAAATTGTGTCAATGACTTTGATTTAGTAACTGAAAATAATTTTACTATTGATGGAAATGTCAAGTCAGATGAAATAATTTTTGGAACTAGAGTTCTTCAGGATTACATTGAATCTGTTGGTAACAGAGTTCTTTTAATAGATGATATTAGTGATGAGTTCAATAGTAATCCCAGATCAACTAGATTCGCTGTTGTTGATACTTTTGGTTTAGATTCAAGATCACTTAAATTCTTAACATTTATTAAGGATAGAAGATTCTCATCAGAAGTACAAGTTTCTATCGTATCCCTTATTCATGATGGATCTATTGGTTATATCAATCAATATGGTGAAGTCAATAGTTACCATGATATGGGTTCCTTCGACTTTAATATAAGTGGAATAGAGGGAAATCTTCTCTTCTATCCAACTAAGTTTTCTATTAATGATTATGATGTTAATACTGTTTCTATCGACCTTAGAGATACAATAGCTTCTATTGGATCTACAGATCTTGGAGATTCAGTATTTGTCGGATCTGCAACAACTAGCATTCCATCAGGAACTTCATCAGCAACAACCGTTGTCGGAATTGCATCAACTTACAGATCATCAAAAGTTTTGGTTCAAATTGGATCTA